TACACGGATGAAATGCGTAACATCATTATGAATACGGTGTCTGTAGATAAACTTCTAACTAAAGAAGTTAACTTAGATAAACTTGAAGGTGCAACCATTACACCAAATGGCCAATTCTTTCGTACTGACAAACAAGGCTTTCTGCCTAAGATGTTGGAAGAAATGTATATTGACCGTTCCAAGTTTAAGAAGATGATGATTCAGGCTAAGAAAGACTATGAAGTTGAGACTGATTCATTCAAAAGAAAAGAATTAAAGAATAAGATTGCTCGTTATGATAACCTGCAATTGGCAAAGAAAGTTTCTCTCAATAGTGCTTACGGTGCCCTTGGTTCTCAGTATTTTAGATTCTATGATTTGCGTATGGCCTTGGGTGTTACTACTGCTGGTCAATTATCAATCCGTTGGATTGAACACAAGATTAACCAGTACATGAATGGCCTATTGAAAACAAATGATGATTACGTTATCGCCTCAGACACGGACTCGATATATCTCAAGCTTGGTCCACTTGTTGATAAAATGTATAAAGACACGACAGATGTTAATAAAGTTATCGCCTTCATGGACAAAGTCTGTGAAGATAAGATTCAACCTTTTATTGACAAAAGCTATCAAGAACTTGCTACGTATGTCCATGCGTATGACCAAAAAATGCAAATGAAGCGTGAAGGTCTTTCTAACAAGGGAATCTGGACTGCCAAGAAGCGTTATATTCTAAACGTGTATAACAATGAAGGCGTGCAGTACAAAGAACCTCAGATGAAAGTTATGGGTTTGGAAATGGTTAAATCTTCCACACCATCGGCAATCCGTGAGAAGATGAGACAGTCTATTAAGCTAATGATTAATGGTACAGAAGATGACATTCATACCTTTATTGATGAGTTTAGAAAAGCATTTAAGGCAATGCCGCCCGAAGAAGTATCATTTCCCCGTGGAATGAATGGTTTGAAGGAGTATTCTGATGCAGCTACTCTATATAAAAAGGGAACACCGATTCATGTGAAAGGTGCTATTCTGTATAATGCCAAACTCAAACAATTGAAACTAGATAAGAAGTACCCATTGATTCAAGAAGGCGAGAAGATTAAATTCTCCTATCTGAAACAACCAAACCCTATGAAAGATATGGTCATTTCATATCCAAATAGATTACCACCTGAGTTTGGTCTGCAAGAGTATATTGATTATGATTTACAATTTGAGAAGGCATTTCTTGAGCCTATCAAAGTGATTTTAGACCAGATTGGTTGGTCTACAGAGAAAAGAAATTCTCTCGAAAGTTTTTTTAACTAAGGAAATATTATGAGTCTATTAGACAAAATCAAAAAGAATTCAACTATTAAAGATAGTGCTATTCTTGCCAATTCAAAGTTCTTTAATGCAAAGGACATGATTACAACCGGTGTGCCAATGGTCAACGTGGCATTATCTGGTAATTTAGATGGTGGTTTGACGCCAGGTCTTACGATGTGGGCAGGTCCATCAAAACACTTTAAGACTGCTTTCAGTTTGTTAATGGCTAAGTCCTACATGGACAAGTATTCTGAATCTGTACTGTTGTTCTATGATTCAGAGTTCGGTACTCCACAATCATACTTTGATACCTTTGGTATTGATACAGAAAGAGTTATCCATACTCCTTTGACTGATATTGAACAGTTGAAGTTTGATATTATGAAACAACTTGAAGGTATTGACCGTGGTGACCGAGTGATGATTATCATTGACTCAATCGGTAATTTGGCCTCAAAGAAAGAAGTTGAAGATGCTCTTGAAGGTAAGTCTGTTGCAGATATGAGTCGTGCGAAACAGGTTAAGAGTTTGTTCCGTATGGTAACACCACACTTGAACCTCAAAGATATTCCAATGGTTGTTGTGAATCATACATACAAAGAAATTGGTATGTTCCCTAAAGATATTGTTGGCGGTGGTACAGGTTCATATTACTCAGCTGATAACATTTTTATCCTTGGTCGCCAGCAAGAAAAAGAAGGCACCGAAATTGTCGGTTACAATTTTATTATCAACGTAGAGAAATCCCGTTATGTCAAAGAAAAATCTAAAATACCAGTTAATGTATCTTTTAATGGTGGCATTAATAAGTGGTCTGGTCTACTCGATATTGCTCTTGAATCCGGACATGTGGTTAAACCCACCAATGGTTGGTATGCCAAAGTAAACCAAGATACTGGTGAAGTTGGTGATAAGAAACGATACAATGATACTCAAACGGCTGAATTTTGGAATGATATTCTTTCTACAGATTCGTTTAAAACTTTTGTGAGGAAGAAATATGAAATCACTTATGGCAGCATTATGGGAAATGATCCAGTTTTGGAAACCGAAGATGAAGAAGTTTGAAGAAGATAAAGATTTTAAATTTGTTGACTTTAAAAACTCTGATATCACTGGCATAGGTATTCTTGCTGGTGATTTCAAAGGCGTCCTTTACCACTATACTGGAGCAAGAGTCAAACATGATACAGGATTGCCAGTATTGGAATTCGGTTATACTATCGTTGATGCAGGCGAACACGACATGGAGGCCTTGCAAAAAGATGAGGAATTTCATACAATGATAGGTGACATACTCACCGAGTTAATTATTAACAACCGATATAATGAAACGATTAGAACAAACAATCCTGAAGAACCTGATTTACAATGAGGACTTCACACGCAAAGTATTGCCTTTCATGCGAGCCGATTACTTTGGTGACAATACTGAAAAGGTTGTCTTCAAAGAAATCTTTGAGTTTGTAAACAAATACAAGAATCTTCCCACACACGAATCTTTGGTGATTAACTTCACCGAAAGTAAATCTCTAACTGAGGTTGAAGTCCGTGATTCTATTGAACTGCTCAATGAGATGCATGTTTCACGGGAAGAAAAAGTCGAAAGTAAATGGCTTGTTGAGCAGACTGAGAAGTTTTGCCAAGACAAGGCCATTTACAATGCCATTATGGAATCAGTATCAATACTTGATGACAAAAATGGTATCAAACCAAAAGGTGAGATTCCAAAACTGTTGAGTGATGCACTTGGTGTTTCATTTGACCAACACATTGGCCATGATTATATGTCCGATTATGAGTCTCGTTTTGACTTCTATCACAAGGTTGAATCCCGTGTCAAATTCGACCTTGATATCTTCAATAAGATTACTAAGGGTGGTCTGCCAACTAAGACACTAAACATTGCACTTGCTGGTACTGGTGTTGGTAAGTCCTTGTTTATGTGTCACGTTGCTGGTGCCTGTTTGTCTCAAGGTCAGAATGTATTGTATATTACCTTAGAAATGGCTGAAGAAAGAATTGCTGAACGTATCGATGCCAATTTGCTAAATATTGATTTGAATGAATTGCAAACAATGACTAAGGAAGATTATGAACGCAAGTTTAAAGTCTTACAGAACAAGGCACATGGCAAATTGATTATCAAAGAATATCCAACTGCTAGTGCTTCTTCTCTACACTTTAGAGCCTTGTTGAGTGAACTACACTTGAAGAAGAACTTTGTACCAGATATTATCTTTATTGATTATCTAAACATCTGTGCATCTGCTCGTATCAAGGCTGGTGGTTCTGTTAACTCATACACATACATCAAGTCTATTGCAGAAGAACTCCGTGGTTTGGCGGTTGAACACAATGTGCCAATTGTTTCTGCGACACAAACAACTCGTAGTGGTTTCAGTAACTCTGATGTTGGTTTAGAAGATACTTCTGAATCGTTTGGTCTGCCTGCAACTGCCGACTTTATGTTTGCTTTGATTACAACTGAAGAACTGCAACAACTAAACCAAATCATGGTGAAACAACTGAAGAATCGGTACTCTGATCCCAATAATAACAAACGATTTGTTGTTGGTGTTGACCGTGCCAAGATGCGATTGTATGATGCAGAAGATTCAGCACAGGCTGACATTGCCGATTCTGGTCAGGTGAAGAATGATGTGCCACTTAATACATTTGGTAATCGTGAAAAGAAATTCAATAAGAACTTTGGTGGTCTTAAAGTATGACGCTAACTAAAGAACAAGCCGTGCATTGCGCTGATGTATTCTCAAACTATTTTGACAAGTTTGGTCGTATTGATGAATACATGCGTGAACAAAAACTAAACTCAATGGCAGAAAGACCATTTACTTTGCCTGGCATGGGACCAGAAGAAGATTTGTTCTCTGATTTTACCATGTCACCTGCTGATATGGAATTTGAAATCATGGAGTTGCCACAAGATAGATGGGACATTTATCTTAATATGATTTCTAGCCATTCAAACATGACCAGTATTCCTGGCCGTTGTTTGCGCTTGGCTGTATTTGAAAAGAAGTCACAGAAGTGGGTTGGTTTTATTCGTCTTGGTTCTCCTGTTATTAAT